AAATATCAGTGGTATGGTGTTCTTTTAATTTGCCAACTCCTCCTGCACCTGCCTTTAATCTATCTCCCCATGCAGTTTTATAGAAACTAGATATTCTTTCAGTAGTGCTTTCCCCCAACTCTCTAGCATTTTTAAAAACTTTTCTTCCTAGTTTCTTTGCTTCTTTTATCCCTAACATTCCTTGGTAAGCCGATCCCATGGCTTGCCCTACAACACTTCCACTACTAGGACCAGTATGTCTAAAAGGAATAGCACGATAAAATTGCTTATTCTTATTAAGATGTTTTCCTCTATCCCCTAAAGGAACTACGGGAACATTCGGGCCTAGTAAAGTATCCCTCATATCTAATTCAGAACTTCCATCTTCTAGTAAATGTGGTAATTCACCTACAAGAGAAACCGTCCAAGTTCCTTTTCTATTATTAACATTTATTGGTTGAATACCCCTCAAATAATCTAATTTTAAATGACTATTATCTTCTTTTGCTATTTTAATCCAATGATTTCTAGCTGATTGCACTACGTTATCCAATAACGTAGAAACTACATCTTTAGTCAAAAGTGCTAATTGATCTACTGTAAAATTCTCTTGTTCAATTCTATAGTCCATAATTACACCAAAAACTCATAAAGCACTAAAGCTTGGGTAGGTAAATCAATAGGATCCCCTGTAGGGGTTTTCGGTGTAGGGGTTTTCACCAATTTAGAAGTCATTCTCACACTGTGCGGATGATCAATTACTAACCAAGTAGGATAGCATAAATAGTGTATAGACAACTTGGTACCAACTACTGGAGGAGTGACTAACCATTCAATATGCCCTTCCGTTGTTATTTCAAAGTCGGTATCCAATACATAAACAGTACTAATAGACCTTAATAAATTAATCTCAATAATCGGATAACGAGGTACTAAATTAATGGTGCCATCAGCTATGATGGTTTCAGTATACGGAATATTACAATCTAATCCCACTACCCTATCTAAATACCCTATTTTATTTTCAGGACGAACCGTTAACCTCATAGATCCATCAACCCAATTACTTATCTTATCAAGGTTTTCTTTTTTATTAGCAATATTAGTAATTATCCCTCTAATAACCATAGCGCTAGAAGAAGTAATAATGCCTTCTTGCAATTCAGAAAAAGTATAAGCAGATAAGTCCTGAACACTTCCCCCAAAATAAAAAACCCCTTTACCTTTACACAAGGTACAATTAGGATCAGGTTGTTCTGAAATATCATTTTTACAAGGACATATAGTTGCCCTAGTCCAAGCAAGTAAATACCCCTTAGTTTCTATTACTAAATCAAATTGCTTGTTTCTAAAATCAACTCTTTGGCCATTCTGCTTTACTCCAGAAGGAACACCTATTACGGGAGCAACCATTATACTACCACCAGTCTAAGCCCTTTATAATACCTTCTTAATTCCGGAATTACTTCTTTAATTTCTCTACTATATTGAAGTATCCTTGCTCCATAACCTGCGTTAGTAGCACTACTAGTTGTGTTAACCATTTGGGACAAGCCATCAATGCTTAATGACTGAGAAGCAATTCCAGCACCGCCAATTAAATCACCAGCAATATTTAATGGACCAAAACTAGCTATTTTACCAATTAAATCCTTAATATCATCAGGTATAGGATCTAATCCAGCAGTATATGTAATTCTAAAAAAATCCGGAATTGCTCTAGTATGTAATTGATAATAAGGTAATACGCCAAAAGAAGAATTGGTAAATATAAAAGCATAATTACTATTCAAAGCAGGAACTACTTGCAATTGTCCACTAGATTTATGTAAATGTATATCGTTTACGTCTACTGTAATAATAGTACTATTTGTAGGAAATTCCAAAGTCATGCCTTCTACAGATATAACGGGATATTCATTTAAAAATAAATACATAAATTGAAGAAACTCTTCCCTCCTATAATCATGTGGTTCTCTAGTAATTGTAATAGGAAGTAATCTAATGTTCAAAACTTTCTCTAAACGTGCTACTGCACTTTTAATATAATGTTCATATAAACTATCTGGATATGGAGTACCTGAATCATCTGTTAAATCCAATCCAAATAAATAGATTTCTTTTAACTCTTCAACTGAAATAATCGATAAGGCAAGGGCTGTTTGTCCAGAAATAGGATTTGATGCAGTACTTTCATTATCAGTTAATGAATTATAATAGGTAACTTTATAATAATAAGATGCATCCCCTAAAATATCATCAAATGTATAATGATATTGATCAGCTATTATATCAACTCTAGTAGAAGGAGTCGTTACCTCTGAATAAACACCTGCTTCTCCAGTAGTGCTTCTATAAACTTTTTGTGTATCAAATTGCGTAAGTACATTAGCTAATTCTTCTATAGTCCATTTTACTTTAATAGTAGCCATACTACGCACCCCTCATGTATTAGGTTTAAGATCTTTTATAATAGTAATTTCAGGTTTAACATATACCAAATTAGATATTTTCGGAATAAGGGTTTTTGTGTAAATTAATATAGGCTTAATATCTTTCCCCAATAATATTTCCGGTTTAAGATTAACTACATTATCTATTGTAGGTCCTTTTGCAGTCGGTATTACAGGCATGTTTTAATTTAAACGCATTACAGCCATGAATTCTACATCACTACTGCCGCCATCCCCTTTTATCCAAATAGTATTTGTTTCTATTGGGCCTTTCCATTCCCCATAAGGTGTGGAAGCTGAGGCAATAGGTATTGCTATATAATTAATGTCATTGTCAAAATCTTCTTCTTTAAAATATGCCTTACAAGGATTAGTAGATGCCCTAATACAAATCCATTTAGAAAAACCCCTTAAAGAGTGTGCCCTACCCGTAGTAGTAAAGGTTTCTCTTAATATATGAGGATAACCTCCTCTTGTTTCTAAAATAGACATATAATTCTCCTATAAAAAATTAATGACATTTATTCTTATTGGTTACAATATGGAGCCCATACTGGGCTATTACACCTATTCTCGCGCGCATTCTTCCATTGCGCCCCCCATGCGGTAATCAACCCACGTAGGGCTTGGTACGGGGCCGCAGCATGATGGGGGTAATGTTCTGGTTTCTGACTAAAATAAATGGAGAACGTCATATCCTCTGGATACTCTTCAGATGGGCTCTCCTCATATACTGCAAAATCGTCTATCGTTGGGGATGCTGATCCATTGGCAATCGCATGCCCGTTTGGATGCGACATACGACAGATCCACCAGTACGTGACAGGGTCAAACGGTGCCGGCGGGCATTCAATCAATGCACTACGTGATTGAGTCACCGGAATCAAGTTTGATATGCCAAAATACTCTCCGTCAACGGTAGCAACGTCGTCCTCTACGCGAACAATCAACCCTTGATCAAGGGCATCAACTAGAGCTGGAGCGTCAATTTCTTTATCGTCATCACACGCGATTAACAGTCCGAACAACAGAAATAACAGTGCCATTAATTTTTTCATCTTCCTTTACTTTCTCCACATCAGGCGTACCTGCCTGAATTTTTGCTTTTACCGTTTCAACGTCATCGCCAAAATAGAATTTACCCGTCACGCTTGCAGGAATGATAACTGTCGGAGTTATCGACTTTCCGTTACAATCGATAACGGGCTTGATTTCTGGTTCCCCGTTAGCGGATAACCCTTGGATTTCTTTTCCGTCGTCGTGCACAAATACTCTCGCATACACAACCAAATGACCCTTTGATTCGAGTTGAGATTTAAATTCAGGTGTTAACATGTAAAATTACTCCATTATCCGCTAATTTCGAAATAGCGTAAGTTACTGCCTGTACGCAATAAACAGCTTGAGATTTTACCCCTAAGTTAAGCTTCAAATCTGACCAATCAAAATTAGCTACATCGATTGCAAATCTCATTAAGTCGACAGCCCTAATCTCCGTCGACCAAGTAGAGTTGGCCCCATCTATTATTAAATTAGGTGCTAACATATAGAGTTACCACATTCCCGGCAAGCGTAGAAATTGCGTCATTCACTTCCTGCGTATCAGGTGGCGCTGGGTTTGTTCCGTCAAGTTTATAAATACAATTATTCATGCCACCGTTTGCAGCGGCGCGAATTAAATCTCCGACTTCTTGCTGAGTTGAAACCGTTGAATGGAGGTCATATGTATATCCGCTCCAAGGCGGAAATTGGGTATACGTAAATGATAATGAATTATCGTGTAGATATAGATTATCCAATTCAGTTAAGCCTGATACCGCTGATATGTCGCCAGTTATTTCCAGATTATTCAAATATAAAGTCACCAAGTTTTCTAAATTTGATATAGAAGCTAATCCCCCCACGACGGGCATACTTCTTAAAAAAAGCGTAGTTAAATATACCAGACCAGAAACATCTGATAAGTTTCCACTAATTAAACTAGAATATAACGCAAGCGCATTTAAATTTTTAAATTTTGAAACAGAAGAAAGACTACCCGTTAATAAATTATTTTGATATAAATATAATAAACTAAGATCTCCTAGGTTTTCAACTATTTCATTTAATGAATTAGTTACATTTTGAGTTGCTATAGTTAGCCACGTTACACCATCCAAATCACCGGTAATCGTTATAATTTTACTACCGGCCAACAGGTATTCGTGAGTCCAAGCAACCCCACCAGCAGTCAATACCAGTGACTCAACCGCCCCACCATCTCCTGGGTTAAAATATAAAGTTCCTGCTCCCTTCCACGTGCTCGAGAACGTACCTACTTTGGTCGTGACTATCGTCGATGTCGGTATTATTAGTACCGACCCACTACTAAATTCACCTAAATATAAATCACTTACAGCAGACGTCGCTACTAATTCGACTTCAGATGATCCATTAAATCCTTTTATCCATAAGTCTTTACCATCGTGTGATCCTATATATTCACCATTAGGCGCTTCTTCCGAAGGTGGATTTACTCCCACGTAATTAACGTCATCATTATAATTGTCTTCAGAAAAATATATTTTACAAGGAAATTCTTTAACCCTGACACAGAACCATTTTGGGGTTACGCCTAATCGAATTTTCCTACCGACTAAATCAAAAGTTTCCCTTAAAATATAAGGAACCCCCCCTTTGGATTCCACAATAGTCATTAACTAGCCTTTTGTCCTGCAATTTGACCAAAGATAATAATGTCCAATACATCATCATTATCCGGACCAGTGATGACAAATCCTCCAATTGTTTTTGTCCCCACTGTAGCTTCATCAGCTACATCAGTTTGATTCTGGACAACTACTTGATAACTCGCATTAGCCATATTAGCCAATCCTTGAGCCGCAAAATTAACTACTCCACCAGTCACCATAGTAAAAGTAAGTCCTTGTACACCAGAACCCGGATTACCTGCTGCGCACACATATTCAATGCCGTGTTTATCAAACACTGGATCGTAATCATTAAATTTTTCCATAACTATTCTCCTAATTGTAATTGCTGAGCAAGTTCTACCAGCTCAGTTTTTTTAGATTTTGGATCAAATTGAATTTTGTTATAAGTAAGTAAAGCAACTATTTCATCTTTATGCATTTTAGAATAATCAATGGGAGAATTAATAGACGGCGTATTAACACATACCGGTGCTCTATTTATCACTTTCCTCCAAGCATTATTTTGTAATAAATAAGAAATAGCTACTTCATCATCAATATCTATTTCACCATCACAAATAAAATATTCAATACCATTGACACATACTTTAGCATTTCTCATATGCGCTAAACTATTTTTCAATTTTGACATAATGCACTCCCTATTACACCGTAATAAAGAAAGCCCCCTAACTTTCTTTATTACAAAAAACCAATATTAATAGTTATTCTTACCTACATTGTTGAACAGGAGATTTGCATTTGGAAAATATAAAGTAGGTGTTCCGTAAATAACTTGACTCCATCTAATAGAAGTAGCGATGGTAGCTAATGGGATCTTAACCATTGGTGCCAATTGTTTAAAGGATAAACTATTTAAATTCTGCTGAAGTAATAATGCATTTGTAGTATCGGGGAGACTTGCATTTACATCAGTAAGGGTTTGCGCCCCTGTTCCTTGTGTATTATGAATTCGCAGTATTCTTTTTTGCGTCCCAGAAGCCCCGTTCTTTTTAGTCCGGTAAACTTCGTACCATTCAGTAGCCCCAGCGCCTTCAGTAGTACTAGGAGTAACTGGAATAGGAACATGTTGGGTAGCGGCAATAGTTACTGCTGTAGGAGATCCATAAGCTATTGCCTTAGAACGTCCGTATTTATTACAAGCAACTACAGAATAGAAGTAATCCCCTGCATCATCCGCAGTAAATAACGGTGCATCTGTACCAGTAGGAGTAATCGTAGCAATAGAAGGATAGCCAGGAATCTTAGCTGCATCTCCAATAGCAGCTGCATTAGGCGTAGCCGTATTCCCAATAAGAAATGTATTACTAGCAAATTGAACTGTACCAGATTCTGAAGTAAATCCAGTTACGTCAGTGCCAATAACTCCATTTTTATCAGTAAAAGTATTATGTCTCTCTTTCGGGAAAAACGTTTTAACTAATTCAGATTTCGTTTTATGGTTTAAATGAAGATGAGTAGGAAATCCATAAGAAGTTCTAACCGTAGAAACAGCATCTGATAAAATATCTTCAGTAATAGGGGCACCTCTTAAATCTATTACATGATCTGCATCAGCATTATCGGTGATCAATTTAATAAAACCATCAAATTGAACTGCCGATAAAGAAGAATCAGCATAATAAAGCGCTTTTTCTAAAATTCTAAGTAAATGTAGTGTACCGTTTACCGTTTCATTAGCAATAACGTTTCCAAACGCTGGGCGGACTAAAGACATTACGTGAGTAACGGCCCTCGTAGTTCCTAAAAACTTAATAATGGAATATTTACGGGCATAAGTTGAGTCATCGCTTTCAGGAAGAGCCCCCTCAACGATAAACCCAGCATCTTCATTGTCACCATAACTAGAAATCTGTCCATGCTCTTCTACCGTATTATAGGCAGGAATTTTTGGAATAGATTTCCAAAAAACAAGTTCCTTTGCGGTAAAGGTAACAGTCTTTAAAGTATTCTCTAAAGACTCCACCCGCAAAGGGAATCCTTCCCCTGCTGCTACTGTAGGGGCAGAGATGTCCTGACCTGCCGTTAACGCTTTATTTAGATCGTCGACTTCATTCTGACTAACGCTGCCATACCCTTCAACCCCATCGTAATCAGAAAAACTAACCATTTGATTTCCTAACATTTTAACTCCTTTTAAGCCCCAATGAGGGCAAAGTTATATATAGCCATGCCCTCATTATTAAGCAGTGGCTCCTTGTTTAGCTTTTAATGCTGAAACTACATGTGAAGGCAGTTGATTACTATTTTCGAGTAAGGCAACTGCGTGATTAATACTTACCCCCCCAATATCATCTTGACCTTGTTCGGCAAGATGAAGTAATTGGCCCATTAATTCAGACTTCGTTAATGTATTATTTTGCTGAGATGCCTGATTAACAAAAGCCTTATTCAAAGGCTGAACTGAGGTAGGTTTCCTTACTGGTTCATTTCCGAAAGAATCAATGGATTTCTTTAGATCTGAAATGGAATCGCGCATTTCAACTAATCCCTTGCCAACAGAAACAATTCCTTTAGCAAGAGTGATATTGAAGGTATGCTGTTTAGAAGCATTTCCATTGAATTCATTTTCTAAACTATTAAGAGACTTAACTAATCCATCATGTAATTCTTTTAAATAATCAGAAACATCCAATGCTTTTTGCATTGTATCTGTTTCTAAAGAATCACTGATACTACTAGTAAAATCATTGTCAACAGTAGTAGCGTCATTAGTGTTGCTATTATCTAATGATTTTACCAATTCATCAAGTTCATCAGAAGAAAGGTCATCCGTCATAGCCTTCTTCAATAAAGCGTCTTTACGAGAAATTGGATCAGCAGAAGTAACAAAACCATTTAACACATTAATGGCCTTACTAAGATCATCCTCAGTTAAATCCTGGGACTTCTTTGTTCCACAAGATTTTTCTTCTTCTTCCATTTGTGAATCTTCGTTCTCCATATCTTCATCCATTTTGTTCTTCTTGTTGTCCTTCACTTCTTCGTCCACCATTGGCTGTCGTTTCATAATAAACTCCTTTTAATGCAATTTATTTTGCAATTTTAAAGTACGCGTTAATGAAATAATTTTCCCCTTTGACTCAGGGGAGAAATTAGGAAATCTAATAGATAACCATTCAAAAGCTTGCGTATCTGTTAATCCCTTTTTTAAATTTTTCTTCTTTTTCTTTTCTAAAGACTCTTTGACAAGAACTTGTCCTGCCCCCTCCCCGGTTTTATCACCATTAATGGGATCGCCTGGAATAGGATTCCCCATGGAAAGAGCCTTTACTAAAATATTTAATTGGGTATCCGTATTAACCGGGGCTTTGGTAATAGCCACTTCTCGAACAATTGCTTTAGTAACTGTAGATTTATTCAAAGGATCTCTTTGTTGAATCTTACCTTCTACTGAAAATCCTAATCTTCTAGGGGTTTTGTTTAATGCCCTTGCTAAATTCCACAATTCATCGGCAGGGGCATACCCTTCTAACAAATATCCTTCTGCCCAATGACAATCCGCTTTTGCTATTTTGCCATCAGGTAAAACATCTCCTTTACGGAAACGTTCTGTCATTTCAGGATACCCAACAAGATTGCATGTATGGCTTAAATTAGGATTTGAATGATTATCATTAAACCATCCATGTTCTACAAATTCAGAAAAATCTAAACCATTCTGAATGAGTGTTTCTTCTTGTCTATCTGATGTCTGAGTAGAAACTACTCCACCAATTCGCCGTTGTTGGCCTTCCGGAGCAGAAGATTTCGTGAAAAAAGAAGCTTCGCCTATCGATAATCTGAAATCATTACTTTGAACTTCTTGAGGCATTTAGCACCTTTACGTACTATCTGCCCCAATAGTGCTTTTGCACTGCGCAGGCTTATCGCGCTATCTACCTAATAATGTAATGAAATTTAAAATTTTGTCAATAAAATTTATATATTGAGGATACTGTATACTTAAATTAT